TGCGCTCGTGAAACACAGAAGTCCATACAAGAATCAGTACATAAGTTGCTTAAGGATCAGATTGATATACTTGGTTTACAGCATATGTTTACAGTGCTTGAAACAAAGATAATCGGGATTAATGGTTCTGAGTTTAGTTTTGCAGGTATTCGTCAACAAGGAATTACAAACCTAAAGTCTTTTGAAGGTGTTGATATATGTTGGGTTGAAGAAGCTCAGGTTTGTACTAAGAAATCATGGGATGTTTTAATACCAACTATTAGAAAACCAAATAGTGAAATATGGATAACATTCAATCCAGAACTAGACACTGATGAAACGTACGTTAGATTTGTATTGACAGATAATGAAGAAGCTGTTGTTATAAAATGCAACTATTCTGATAATCCTTGGTTTCCAGAGGAACTTGAAAAGGAAAGAATAAACTGGTTAAAACGTGATCCTGAAGGATATAAGACAGTCTGGGATGGAGAATGTCGTCCTGCCGTTGAAGGTGCTATTTACGTTAATGAGATAACTAAACTTCATATTGAAAAAAGACTAGGCAATGCTCCATACGATCCACTACTAAAAGTTCATACAGTATGGGATTTAGGTTGGAACGATTCAATGTCTATAATGATGGTGCAGAGATCAGGTTCTGGTGAAGTAAGGATTATTGATTATATTGAAGATTCACATCGTACTTTAGATAGTTACATTGCTGAATTGAATACAAAAGGTTACAATTATGGCACGGACTATATTCCTCATGATGGTCGCAGTCGTGACTTTAAATCAGGAAGGTCTACAGAAGAAATATTAATGGCATTAGGAAGAAGTGTTAATGTTTTAGGACGTGAGGACATCGAGGAAGGAATCAAGATGGCAAGGATGATGTTTGGTAGAGTTTGGATTGATAAGAAAGCGTCAGAGTTACTGAATCAAATCAAACGCTATAGAAGAACACAAAATCAAAGCACTGGTACATTTGGCGCGCCACTTCATGATGATTCATCTCACGGAGCTGATTGTTTTAGGTATCTTGCGATGGCAGAACAGAATATGACTAATGACTCTTGGAGTTCTGGAGCATTAGATTATTCATATATACAACGTGGTGTAATTTAATAAAAGAGGATTAAAAATGGCTAAGTCTAAATCAAAAAAAGCTCCATCTCCAATGATGCCTGGTAAGAAAAAAGGCTGCTAATAATGGCTAAAATGAATGATTCAGAGATATTGGCAATTATCCAGAATGAAATGGCTAATGCTGATATTACGACAACTTCATCTCCTTCACTGCAAGAACCGCTTAGATATTATCTTGGGCTTCCGTTAGGCAATGAACAGGAAGGACGTTCCAGTTTAGTATCAACAGACGTTGCTGATGCTATTGAATGGATAATGCCTCAGATCATGAAATCATTTACTCAGAATAATGAGGTGGTGGTTTTTGATGCTGTTAATGAGGCTGATGAATTACAAGCGCAGATTGAATCAGAATATGTATATGATGTATTGATGAAGCAAAATGATGGGTTTACTTTAGTCCATCAATTTGTGAAAGATGCACTTATGCAACGCAATGGAATGTTAAAAGTTTATTATGAAGATGATGAAAAGATAACCACATACAACTATTCAGGATTAACAGAAGATCAGTTAGCTGTTGCTTTGTTGGATGAAGATAGTGAGATATTGGAATTAACTGAAGATGAAAGTCAATCAGAAAATCCATTAGAACAAGAACCTACTACATACAGTGCAAAGATTAAGGTCACTGAGAAATGTGGAAAGATTTGTATTGATCCTGTTGCTCCTGAAGAATTTAGAGTCAACACACAACATAACAATATCAGTTTAGCTAATGCTAGATTTACATGTCACATTGTCAACAAGACACTTTCTGACCTAAGAGAAGAAGGTTACAAAGATGAAGACATTGAAGACTTAGTTAGTTCTGATTTGCTTAGGTCTGCATATAGATTTAACTATCAAAATGAACCAACACAAGTTCCATCAGTATTAAGTTCAGATGATGCTAACAGATTAGTAGAGGTTACTGAGTGTTATTTAAAACTTGATGTCAATGGTGATGGAATAGCTGAATTAATGAAAGTAACAGTTGCAGGAGTTGAAACTCCAACTGTTATTTTAAGCATGGAAGAAATAGATAGTTTACCTTGGATTAGCACCACAGCGATATTAATGTCACACAAGTTCCAAGGATTATCAATCTATGACCGCCTGAAGTCTATCCAAGACAATAAGACCGCAATTATCCGTAATATTATGGATAACATGTACTTGCAAAACAATCAGCGCAATGTTGTTCTTGAAGGTCAAGTAAATCTTGATGATCTTTTAGTATCAAGACCTGGTGGTTTAATCCGAGTAAAAAGAACTGATGCAATAATGCCGTTGCAAACACCTGCTATTGGTGATGCAGCATTTAGTATGATGCAGTATCTTGATGAAGTAAAAGCAGGAAGAACTGGTGTATCAGCAGATGGCACAGCAAGCCCAGAAAATATTGGCAATGCAGTTGGCTCACAAGGTGTTGAGCGAATGATGAACGCCAAAGAAGAATTAGTTGGTCTAATTATTCGTGTTATTTGTGAAACTGGAATTAAGCCTTTATGTAATAAGATTCGTGATCTTGTTACCATGCACGTTGATACTATAGAAGATTTTAAGTTTCGTGGTCAATGGGTCAAGGTTAATCCATCTGAGTGGGAAGAAAGAACAAGAAGTTCAGTGAGAGTTGGAACTGGAACTGGTGATACTAGAGCAAAGCTTGCAGCCATACAACAGGTTCAGTTACTGCAAGAAAAGATTATGAGTATGCCAAATCAAACGCTTACTAATCCTAACAAGATATATGCCACTATAGATGACTTCTGTAAGTTCTCAGGACTAGACTCGGCTAATAAATATTTTGTTGATCCAGCAAGTCCAGAAGGTCAGCAAGCAGCACAACAATCACAGCAAACACAACAGCAACAACAGCAAGAATCGCAACAAGCACAACTTGAACAGATGCGTATGCAAGCAGAGCTGGCTAAATCAGCAACTACTACAGCAGAAGCGCAGATGCAAAATGTAGCTATCAAAGGTCAGGTTGAATTAGGTAAACATCAGCGTGAAATGGAAAAACAATCATTTCAGATTCAGTTGGAGCAGTTAAAGGCTGAATTAGACAAAGCTAAGGCTGTTCAGATAGCTGAAAAAGATTTAGAAGATATAAAGTTTAAGTATGACCAGTTGTATGCTCAAACAGCACTTAAATTAACAGAGTTGGAATCATCATCAAATACATCTCAAGATGTTAATTATGAGCAGAACAGGAACAATATGTATGACGGTTGAAGATGAGATAGAGTTAGGTAATAGAGCAAGCAGAGCTTACTCAAATTACTTGGCTGATTATATTATTAAGAAAAATGCAGACTTATATAGGCAATTTTTGTTTGCAGATGATATAGAAAGTTTAAAATTAATAAAGGCTCAACAAAAGGCATTACAAATTATTGAAAATGATATAACTTCAGATATAGAAACTGGGCGATTAGCTCAACTACAAAAAGGAAATTAAAAATGTCAGACCAAGCTACTACTTCAACGGCTGAACTTTCGAGTGAAGCTGGAAGCGTAAATATGGTGGATCAAATTGCTAACCTGTTATCAGGTGAGCCAGAAAAAGAATCTGTTAAGAAACCAGAAATTGAAGAATCAGAGGAGGATGATACCCAACCAGACGATTCTATTCAAGATGAAGGAGATGATGCAGATAATGAGGAAACAGATGATGTTGAAGAAACTGAATCTGATGAAGATGTCACTTGGGCAAACACCCTTGGCATTGATGAAAAAAATGTAGTCATTGATGAAGAAGGTAACTTAGCTGGAATCAATGTAAAGGTTGATGGAAAGGTAAGTACAGTTGGAGTTAAAGACTTGATTGCTGGATACCAAAGCAATAAGAGCAATACTAATAAATCAAAACAACTTGCTGATGAAAGGCGAGATTTTGATAGCATTAAGAACGCTGTTGCTGGTGAGTATATTGGAAAGATTGAAACAGTTAATAAGCTAACACAGCATCTTAAAGATACTTTAATGGGTAGTTATAAAGATGTTGATTGGAATAGACTAAGAGTTGATAATCCTGGTGAATATGCAGCTATGGTTCAAGATTTCAATTTACGAAACAGTGAAATTGAACAAATTTCAAATGCCGTAACTAATGAAATGCAGGGCATTGGTCAGCAAATGACCGCAGAACAACAGGCAATGCAACAAGAGTATATTAAGGCTCAAGCTGATAAAGTTTTAGAAAAAAATCCTTCATGGGCAAAGCCTGAAGTATTCAAAAAAGCTTTAACAGATATGACTGATTTTGTAGCAGATGCTTATGGTTTTACGCCAGAAGAGTTTGGTGGAATACAAGATGCTAGAATGTTAGAGGTGATAAAAGATGCCATGAAATATCGTTCAAGTATAAAGAATGTTAAAACTAAACTTGATGTTAATTTACCTAAGTATCAAAAAAGTTCAGGAAAAACAACCAAATCAGTTACTAAACTTGATAAACTAACAAAGATTGCAAAATCTTCACAAGGTTATCAAAGAAAAAATGCTGAAACAGATGCCATAGCAGAGTTGCTTGGCGGATTATATTAATTTTTTTAAAAGGGTATCAAAATGAGTACAGCTAACTTAGATGCAGCAACACTTAAAGGTGTTGTCCGCGGTGGTTTAATCCGTGAAGATGTAATGAACCAAATTTGGGATATTTCTAAAATCCCTTTACCATTTACTGATGCTATCGGTACTGAAACTTCTTCAAATCCATATAAAGAATGGACTACTGATGCTTTGGCAGTTCCTAACTTAACCAACGCGGTTATTGACGGTTCTGATGCGTCAGGTAACAACACTGTTCTTGGTTTGAGAGTAGGTAACCATCACCAAATCTCTACTAAAGTTGTTCGTACTTCTTTCAGAGCTGATGCTTCTGATGTAATTGGTCGTACAAAAGAATTGTCGTATCAAATGATGCGTAGACAGCAAGAGTTACGTCGTGATGTTGAAGCTATTGCATTGACTAACCAAGCATCTTTTGCTGATACTGGTTCTGCTGCTGGTACCTCTGGTGGTTTACCATCTTGGTTGACTACTAACTTTTCTGCTGGTGCAACTGGTGCAGTTGGTGGATTCCAATCTTCAGGTGTAACTCTAAAGCGTACTTATGGTACTGCCAGAGCGTTGACTGAAACTCTTGTGCGTGATGCAGTTCAATCTGTTTACTTACAAGGTGGTGATCCAACTATCATGATGTCAGTACCTGGTGTTATTCGTAGATTCAGCGAGTATTTATTTACTTCATCTGCTCGTGTAGCAACATTGATGTCAGATCAAGGTAAATCTGCTTCTGCTGCAACTGCAATGGGTGCTGTAAACGTATTTGTAACTGACTTTGGTACTTTGAAATTAGTTCCAAACCGTTTACAAATTCCTTACACTGGCACAGCTGGTTCTACAACTGGTGTTTATGCTTCTTCTGGTGTATCTGCTGACGTGTTTATACTTGATCCTTCATACTTGGCTATGTCTTACTTAAAAGGCTATAGAACTGAAGAATTGGCTAAAACTGGTCTTGCAGAAAACCGTCAAATGTCTGTTGATTGGACATTGATCTGTAACACTGAGAAGTCACACGCAATCATTGGTGATATTACCATTGCATCTGCTGTAACTGCTTAATATTGATAGCCCACTGTAATAGGTGGGCTTTCTTTTATCTGAGGAATAAACATGGCTACAACAAAAGAAGTAGTAAAAGAAGTAAAACCAAAAACAGTCAAAGTTAAAAACATTTGGACTGATCCAATTAGTTTTGAAAGTGGTGTTATTGCACCAAACGCTGAAGGTGAAGTATCTTTAGCAGAAGCAGAAGCATTATCAGAATTTGTACAAAAGGTGTAAGCAATGGATAGTGTAATTAAAAGTGACATGCACTATGATGCTCAAAGCAATACAGTTACTCATGTTACAACACAGCCTACTGAAAAGATTATCCTTGAGCGCAATTCTGAGTTAAGAAAAAACCAAGGTGCTATTCATGATTTAGGTAAACAAAGTGGAGAATCTTTTGGTCGTATGGTAGCATCTATACCATTCATTATGTTTGAGAAAGCATTAAGAGATGGATACGATCTTAACAGTCCAGACAGCCAAATTGCAGGTCAAGAGATGAATAGATTTCTAAAGTCAACAGAAGGCAAGATGTGCCTAGTTCAAGGTAAGCACTGATGGCTAAGTTCCTTGATTTTTCCAGAAACGTATGGGCTGGAAGTAAAAATCCAGATGAAGGAAGACTAAGTTTAAAAGGATTGGGAAAGCCTCAAATAGTTACACCAACATTAATTGGCATGACATTAGCTCAAGCTACCAATGCTTTGGTATCTGCTAGCTTGAAATTAGGAACAGTTACATTAACAACAGGATTAGTAACAGCTCAAAGTGTAGCTGCATACACTAATGTATCACCTGGTACTATTGTTAATATTACATTAACTTCATGAGTTCTTATATGCCTGACATTAATTGTAGAGTTGCCAAAGTAGAACAGCAAATAGAAGCATTGCTTAATGACATACATCATGATCGTGAGGAATCACGCAGACGATCTGATAGAATATTTTTAATATTAGATGAACTTCAAAAAACTACTCATAATAATAAAGGATTTTTTGGTGGCGTAGTATTTAGTGTTTCAGCCATTTTTGCTTTTATTGTATATTTAACGAGCAAGAATTAATGAGCGCATTAGAGATATTAATAAAGCTCATTAAAGATAGTGAAGGTTGCAAATTA